ACACGACGAAAGTCGTGTCTTTCTTTTTGGTGACCCGTCGGGGATTCGAACCCCGATAGTTAATGAATAAAACTATTGAAAATAAAGGGATTTCTCTAATCTGTCCGTAAATTTATCTGCAATTTGGATTCGAAATAGCCATTTACTTTGCGCGCGGTTGCCCTTTGTTCGGAGCTGATTGTATGCTGGTAGACGGTTTTTAACATATTGTCAGTGGCGTGTCCCATGCGCTCCTCCGCGTACTTGTTTGGTATTCCAAGGGCCAGCATGACGGAGGCGTTAATATGGCGCAGATCGTGGAAGCGATAGTGCTGAACGCCAGCCTTTTTGCAGATGGTTTGGAATCGACAATACAGGGCGCGGCGTGAAAGATTTACAATATACTCCCCATTATGCGGTGCTGCTGCAATCAAATTTTGAAGATACTGTGGGAGATCAAGGTCCCGTTTGGAGATATATGTTTTGGTCGTCTTAACGCCTTCGTCTACTTTTGCGCGCCGGATGTGGAGGACATCACCGTCAACATCTTCCCACTTGAGGCCCAAGATTTCAGACATACGCAAACCAAGCCAGAGAGCAAGCATAATCGGGAGCTCGTTTTCGGTGTCCTTACACGCCTTCATGATGGCGCCTATATCATCATCTGACGGGATAGAAATTTCATAGCGTACCTTTTGCGGGAGAGTGGTTCTAAGAGCTATGTCTGGCCTGTAAACTGCTAATGTAGCACTTAGTAGCCCATGAGCGTTTCGGACAGTCTTGGGAGATTTATTCCGAGCCATCATATTGATAGACCGCTGGACGATTTGCGGCGTGAGGCGGTCCAAATCAATATCCATGATGTCCTGTAAAGCGTTCGCACGTATCCTCTTATATCCGGCAATTGTGGCTGGAGACAAAACGGCGTCCTTACTTTCTACATATTGGTCTATAGCCTCACCAACAGTTAGTCCGGTCTTTTTCCTGGCCGCTTTAGCTCCGGACTTTATCGCTGCTGCCTGATTTTCTGCCTCTTTTTTTGTTGGAGCGGTAATGGATATTCTCTCCCCGGCTATCATAACGCTAACATTCCAGTTACCAGATGGGAGCTTTTTGGCGCTTGGCAACTTCAAGCAGATCACCTCCTAAGAGTACGCCGCCAGGGAAGACCTGACGGCGGTTTTTATTGGGCTTTCTTCAACTCATTGATCTGCTGAGTATGTAACTCCACCGCTTTTTCCAGATCATCCACCCGGTCCTCCAAGATGTCTAAGGCCTCTTTAGGGACTGGGTTGATTTGCTCACTGAGGGCTTGGAATTTTGGGTCAAAATAGGACTCCATAAGCACCATAGTTTCACTGATGATTTCTTTCTTCTGCTTGGCCATCTTCTGGTCCATGCGGGATTCTAGCCCGGTCATTAACTGTGCAATAGCCTGTAAGTCTTTTTCATCTAACATTTTGCGGTCTCCTTATCAAAAGGGTTCTTTGTTGTCTACGGAGAAATTCCTTTATACGGGATATAGACAAGAAACTGATGATACTTTTATCTCATTTTATCTTGTTCTTTTTCATATTTCTTTTGAGACCTCATAAATTCTTTTTGGACCTCTTCTGGAGTGGATCGATAGCCGCATACTTGGCAAACAGCATAAGTAACGGTTTTGTTTTTCCTTCCGCGCAATAACATTGCAAGTACAATCCATCCCAAAATCGGGATGCAGAGCAAAATTAGATAAATGATAACTGTCAGGCATCCACGTCGTTGCGTTTCATTTACCGCCTGTACTTGCATTTGCCCACCACATTTAGGACATATCATAGAAACACTTCCCCTTAATAATACTTAAGTAAATCTTTATACTCCAATGCAACAGTTTCTACACGTTGGTCAAATTGAACTTGCTCGGCGCTTGCTTTTCTTTTTCTAACAGGTTTCCAGTTCCTTTGCTTTTTGTTTAATTCATCAATTTTAGCAATAAAATATTCTTTGTTCCCGATTCCGTATTTCAATAACTCTTTTAATAAAGCTGCCGATTTTATGTATTCATGTTCTTTTTCATATAGTTCAGAAAACTTTGTTAACAGAAAGAGGGGGAAAATAGTATCAAATTGTAAAAGCTCTAATTTTGGGATTTGATAATATGAATTTTCAAATAAGCTGATTGCACATTCTCTCCTGCCTGCTCCTTGGTCTCCCATAGCTAATGCACAAGCTAATTTGTCAATCGGTTCCTGCGAACTCTTCCCCAAAATCTCAACAATGCGCATTAAAATATATCTTGGCTTATACGTAATTACATACGCTTCATTAAAAAGTCCCAAAAGTCTATATTTTGAAGGATATTTTTTGTTTGTAATATTAATAGCAGATTTTAGAATAAAATCTTCGTGTCCAGAAAGCCTGGACATATCGTATTTTCCATTTTCTCCTATAATACTTTTATTAGGGTCTTGGTTATATACTTCTGGACTATATTTCGTTTTAGAATGATTATCTGCATTGTGCTGCACTTTAGCAATAGACAAAAAATCAAACAGTCCCATAATCTCGCCTCATTGTTCGTTAATTCGTTTTTCTTTTTGTACTTGCTCTCTCATTGCAAACATATAGTTTCTGAAAACGTCAAGACTATTAAAGATCGGAATCACGCTTGGCGAATGAGCAAAAACGTTTGGGAGAACAGAATTTTTCTGCTTAATTCCATCCGCCTCCTCTTCTATTTGTCTGATCGGGAGAATATCGTTATAAAAGTGATTTTCCCGAATGTGACAAAGCTCATGGTCTAAAATTGCTTGTTGTTTGACTTTACAGAAAACGGAATTGATATAAATATCGAATGTTCCATCATCATTTGGAATTGTTACGCCCTCAACTTTTGACGGAAATTCAATATACCGCACAAAATAAGTAGGCGTCCACACACTATTTATCCTCGACTTTCCGCAGGGCTTCAATAATGGCGGCTGCTTTTTTCACATCATCCGGCGTGGCTCCGTCCGCTAGTTTGAACAGCATTCGGCATTCTGGCCTTGTGCGTAGCCGTTCCAATACTTCGTCTAGCTCGTCTCCTAATATGGGGGCGGGCACTTTTTTTGTTTCCTCCGTTAATTCTGATACAGGTACGCCGAAGTAGTCAGCGATTTTTTGAGCCGTTGCGTCTGTAGGTTTTCCCCCAGCTTTCCACCTTGTAACAGCGGACTTTTTTAACCCTACCTCAGTAACTACTTTCGATGGAGTTTTCCCAATATTATTGCACATGGTTAAAAAGTTACTGTAGAAACTCATAATTTGTAATCTCCTTTTTTGTGCAAAACAGAAAAGTACGGAAAGTTAACAAAAAGAGATTGACAGTAACTAAAGTACGGTGATATACTGATAACAGTTTCGAAAGTTAACAAAATACCAGACCCCGGAGTTATCTCCCGTGTCAACCGCTTTTATGTATCTCGCAAATTCATAATAGCACGGCATGTTAACTTTTGCAACTACTTTTTGACTGCGGCGGGAAATAAAAAGCAGATGTCCGCAAGACAATAGCCTGTCTATTGGACATCCGCTCCGCAGAGAGTTCCACCGCCTGCAAGTATTTGGTGTGCAAATACTCCGGGCTTATCGGTCTTGATGCGGCAGTCTGGCTTTTCTGCGTCCCCATGTCATCACGGGGCTGTCCAGACATTTAAGGAACCCAGAGAAAAGTGGCATGATGCCTGCGATAGCCGAAGTGGCCTGCATGGTGGCACCGCCTCCTTTCCCGCCCGGGCGTAAACCAGCTGGGCAATCTAAGGATACCAGACTTTCCCGCCGCAGTCAACAAATCAAACAGAATGGAGGGATAAAGGGTGCCGGAGACATGGACCGGAAATCTGATTGGGAAGATGCACAATAAGGATGTTACCTATGATGAATTAGCCGAAGAAATGGGCGTTACAAAATCATACGTTTCTATGATTTTGAACGGACATCGAAGACCGCCGGATATCAGAAATCGCATGGAGGTCGCCTTTAATAGCATCATTCAACGCAGGAATGGCATAACCGTAGACGAGCTTCTTTCGGATCAGGGCGAAGGGTGAGGGGAGGTGAGAGAACGTGGGGCGATCATTTGTGGTTGCAGTTATCGTATTTAGCGTCATGTCTAATATTTTTCTTTGGATGAACCTATGGAACCTAAAGAAAACCGTTTTTGAGTTCCAGAGAAAGAATATTGAGTACTTAAAAGAACTTTGCAAGGAGCCAACCGAGAATAGTTCCCGCGAGAGTACCGAGCAAACCGCCAACAAAGTATAAGTCGGCCTTTCGTTCAGCATGTTTTCTTAGCTCTTCTTCTCGCTCTAACCGATAAACAATATTTGGAACAACTTTTCCTTCCGCAATATCAGGAACGTCAAATTCAGAATCACCAATTTTAAGTTTGCTCATTAAACATTCTCCTTTCTCCCCATCAGCCTATCACATCTAGGGAGAAAGGACAATAAAGATGCCCCCGCCGGTGATAGCGACACCGACGAGGGCTGCGGAGACCTATTGATAGTGCCAACAGGCCCGCGAGGTTATTATACACGCCTCCGGGTCAAATGACAAGGAGGTTTTTATGAACGAAAAAGACAGCATTCAAGCCCTTGAAAGGCAGGCAAGGAACACCAATCGTCTTATGGACAATCTCTGTCTCGCCTGGAAAGGCCGCACATGGGAGGAGGCCCACATGGATTACACATTTGAAGATTACCGCAAGGCACTGGAAGGTGCTGGCCCCAAGTTGAAGGAGCTGATTCTGGACCGGGCGGCACATGATCCCGGCATCGATTTGATGGAACTGAAAGAGCTGGTTTCCGTTGCGTACCCGGAAGATGTGTAAAAAATCCCGCCTGACCGTTACCAGCAGTCAGACGGGCAAGGATTGAGCAACCACGAACAATCCTTTTGGATACAGTATATCGCCTCCAAGGGGAGAAATCAAGGAGGAAATCATGGCGCGAACAAAACTAAGCAGGTTTTCTGTTCCCCCATGTGAACAGAGGGCGAGGATTCTTCGTTCTGCTGGAGGACGTATGGGGTATACCGATCGGGACCTGGGAGAATTGGCTGGAATGACCCAATCTAATATCTCCATGAAACTAAGCGGAAAGCGCAAATGGTGGCTGGATGATATTAGCGCCTTAGATAAGGTTTTGTCACTGACTGATGACGAAATAATCCGATTTGTGCGTGCAGGGAGATAAAAATGAGTACATACATTTTTGCTTTAATCGGCATTTGTACGGCTACGTCATGGTTCATGCGCTTCCTTTCCTGGATGGAGGGCGAGCGGTGAAAGTCGGAGACAAGCTGTGCCTGGAACCCACCATCCCCACCAGCGCCTTTGTGACCGCAAGGACAGGCCCGCATCCCTGCCAGGTGGTCTCCATCAACGAGCGGCACCATCATTTCACCGTGGAGTTCGATTTCCCCGAAGGCAGCTTCCGGGAGACCTACAAGGAGGAATAACGCATGGATGAACAAGAGTTGAAAAATATTTTGGACAAGCACTTTAAATGGCTACGAGGCGAAAATGGCGGAAAACGGGCCGACCTGTCCGGGGCCAACCTGTCCAGGGCCAACCTGTTCGGGGCCAACCTGTCCAGGGCCAACCTGTCCAGGGCCAACCTGTCCAGGGCCAACCTGTCCGGGGCCGACCTGTCCGGGGCCAACCTGTTCGGGGCCAACCTGTTCAGGGCCAACCTGTTCGGGGCCAACCTGTTCGGGGCCAACCTGTTCGGGGCCAACCTGTTCGAGGCCAACTACATTGAAAAGGCAAAAAATTTATTTTATCCCATTGCCTGCCCGGAAATCGGCGCTTTTGTCGGCTGGAAAAAGGCAAGGGTCAAAACCAGCGGTCATGAGTGCATTGTAAAGCTGGAAATTACCGAAGATGCCGTGCGCAGTTCCGGAACAGGCCGGAAGTGCCGCTGCTCAAAGGCAACCGTTTTGGAGATTCAGGATTTAGAGGGGATTGTATTGGAGCAGGTCGCCGTCAGTGATAGAGATGAGAACTTCCATTACATTCCCGGAACTGTGGTCTCCGTTTCGGATTTCGACGAAAACCGCTGGAACGAGTGCAGCACGGGCATCCATTTCTATATTACCCGAGAAGAAGCGGTGAGGCATATCCTATGAAAAAGCTGACCCGCGAAGAGCGGCGGCACCGGAGCCAGAGGCGGTTGCAGCTGATTACATATCTTCTGTTCCTGCTTCTGCTGCTGGCGTGGCTGGGAAGCTACCTGATTATGACCGTGGAGGCAGAGCCGCCCGCCCTGCGCAAGATGGCGCTCACCACAGAGGGCGGCAGCCTACCCGGCGACGATACCCCGGCCACCACTCGCTGTTATCTGACAGGGGAAGAGATGGAGGCCGCCGAAAATGAGCTGATCGAAGCCGCTTTGCTGGCCCGGTCTCACAGGCTGGAAGATGTGACCATCACCTTTTATTGCTGTGAAGGGCGGCCTCATATCTGCGGAACTGGGACAGGCATCACAGCGAGCGGCAGGCGGGTAACGCCCTATGTGAGCTGCGCTGTGGATACGGACATTATACCGCTGGGCAGTACCATCATGATCGAGCACAACGGCGGGATGGTGTATCTGAGAGCCGATGATACCGGCCCGGCAGTCAAGGGGGACCATATTGATATTGCCGTCAAGGGGCACTTAGAAGCTTTATCCTTGGGCGTCCAGACGGCGGACATTTGGTGGTGCGAAGAAGGAGAATGACTGATGAATGAAACGAATTACATTTGCGTTGATGAGGAAAACAATGTCTGGCAGTGCGAAACCTGCCTGGGTCTGGAGAGATTTGAAGCGGACGGCCCGCAGGAAAACGGCTGGAGATTCTGTCCCTCTTGCGGACGCAAGATCAAGTATCATGTATCGCTGTGATATCTGCGGGACCTTGTTCGATAAGCCGACGCTAGTTTCCTATTCAGAGATCATTGACTGGGATGGAACCAGGGAGAGCAGGCGAGAGGCGGTTTGCCCGATCTGTGGCGCTGGAGAACAGTATTTCACGGAGATTTTGAAGGGAGACGACGATGATACATAAAATCCCGACATCAGACATGAGCCGCGAGGACTGGCTGCGGGAACGCAGAAACAGTCTGGGCGGCAGCGATATGGGCGCCGTTTTGGGCCTGAACAAATACCGCTCACCATATTCAGTTTGGGCGGAAAAGACCGGGCTCCTTCCAGAACAGCAGGATAATGAGGCCATGCGCCAGGGCAGAGACCTGGAAGACTATGTGGCCCAGCGTTTTGAAGAGAAATCAGGGAAAACGGCACAGCGTATGAATTACCTGTTACGCAATGATGCAGCCCCTTATCTGCACGCAAACATAGACCGTAGGATCATGGGGGAAAAGTCAGGGCTGGAGTGCAAGACCGCATCTGCCCTCAGCCTCAAATCCTACACTGGGGGAGACTTCCCGGAAAGCTATTACGCCCAGTGTGTGACTTATCTGGCCGTCACTGGCTGGTTCCGCTGGTATCTGGCTGCATTGGTACTTAATAAAGCCTTTTATATCTATCAGATTACCACCATCCCGGTCGACATCTGTCCGGAATGGTGCGAGAGCAGTGTATATGTCTCCCCGGAAGAGATCGATGCCTTGAAGCGGTGCGCAAAGGATTTTTGGGAGCTGCATGTGATGACGCAGGAGCCTCCGGAGCCGGACGGAGCGGAGAGTACCACAGAAGCCATGGAAACGATCTACGCGGACTCTGACAATGGCTCCATTGAGCTGTTTGGTCGGGATGCCATGTTTCGGGATTATGAGGAGCTGCAGTTAGAAAAGCGCGAGATCGAGCGGCGGATCGAGGCCATCAAGCAGACGTTCATGCAGGACATGGGCGAGGCGGAGAAGGCCACTTACGGGAACTTCAGCGTTTTGTGGGCGCCGCAGAGCCGCAGCACTTTCGATGTCAAAGCATTTTCCAAGGATCATCCGGACCTGGACTTATCGCAATATTTCAAAATCAGTAAATTCAGAAGATTTTCCATTAAGGAGGACAAGGGAGCATGAAAGAAGGACTCATCCAGGGTACGCAAAGCGCCCAGGCTGCCAAGAAAGGGCCTGCCACCATGCAGGACTATATCAAGAAAATGCAGGGGGAGATCGCAAAGGCGCTGCCTTCCGTGCTGACGCCGGAGCGGTTCACCCGGATCACCCTCTCCGCTCTGTCCACAAACCCCAAGCTGGCGCAGACCACGCCCAAGAGCTTTCTCGGCGCCATGATGACGGCGGCACAGCTGGGCATGGAGCCCAACACCCCGCTGGGGCAGGCATACCTGATCCCATTCAAAAATCACGGCGTCCTGGAGTGCCAGTTCCAGCTTGGCTATAAGGGCCTGATCGACCTGGCCTATCGATCCGGCGAGGTATCCACCATCCAGGCACAGACGGTCTATGAAAACGATGAGTTTGAGTATGAGCTTGGTTTGGAGCCGAAGCTGCATCATGTTCCCGCGAAGGGGGAACGGGGAGAACCCGTCTATTTCTACGCTGTTTTCCGCACGAAAGATGGCGGCTATGGCTTTGAGGTCATGAGCGTCGACGATGTTCGCACTCACGCCAAGAAGTACAGCAAGGCATACAGCAATGGTCCCTGGCAGACAAACTTTGAAGAGATGGCAAAGAAGACCGTCCTCAAAAAGGCGCTGAAATACGCTCCCCTTAAAACGGAGTTCATGCGGGGACTGACTTCTGACGAAACCATCAAGACAGAAATCTCCGAAGATATGTATTCCGTCCCTGATGAGACCGTGATCGAGGCAGAGGGATACGAGGTTGATGGCGACACCGGCGAAGTGATCGAAAGACCGGCGGATGGGCAGTAATGCCCTCCGCCAGGGAAACGATTTTCCATAGGAGATGCTCATGAGCACAACATATCTCAAACTCTTTGTGGACTGTCTGGAAAAGTACCAGAAACTCAATGATACCGAGTTCGGAAGACTGGTGAGAGCTGCCCTGCGCTATAAGGCAACGGGAGCAGAGCCGGACGACCTGGGCCGGGAGGCATTGCTGTGGGACGGTATGCGGCTGGACATAGACAGAGACAATGAGTCTTATCACACCGTTGTCGAAGCGAGGGCATCGGCTGGGAAAAAAGGCGCTGCGGTTCGATGGCAACGGCAGAAACAAGATGGCAAAAATAGCAAATGCCATTTTGTTAATGGCAAAAATGGCCAAGACAAAGAAGAAGACAAAGATAAAGAAAAAGATATTACACCCCCTACCCCCTCTGCAACGGAAGGGGCTGCCAAAAACTATTGGGGGTTTGACCAGTTTTGGGATGTTTATCCCAAAAAGTCAGCCAAGAAAGACGCTTTTGACGCTTGGAAGCGGGTAGACCCGGATGAAGGGAAGGTAAAGCGGATTCTGGAGGCTGTGAAACAGCAAAAGCTGTGGCCGCAGTATTCCGGGGAGAACGCAAGGTATTTTCCAAGCCCGTCAAAGTGGCTGGATGGCGGTTGCTGGGATGACGAACCATTGGCCGGGGAGGAGGACCCGTATGCCAAGTTTACCTGATGTCTCCGCCTGGCTGCTCTACGATGAGACCGCCATGGACACGCGGAAAGCGTTGTGGTTTGTGGCGGACGCCCAGGATGTGACAGCCCTGGACAACCAGAACGCCGTTTGCCTTGCCTATGGGGCGGGCTTTGAGAACTTCCGGGATGCGGAGCCGTTTCTGAGTTCCTTCCCATCTGTGTTCCTGGCTCTGTCCGACCGTGATACGGCGGAAGCCGTGGCGGACGCCCTCAAAGAATATGCGTCATCTGTGGCCGTGCTGCTGCCGAAAGAGGGAGCATTTGGTAAGAGTTCCCGCGTCCGGGACGTGCTGACAACCGGGGGGAGAAAGGCCGTGGATCATCTGTTGCTGGGGGCCGTGGAACAGCCCATGGACGGCCTGCTGGACCTGGCGGACGTGGAGCGGAGGGACCCCGGCGCATCCGTCGCCGTCATGTCCGGTCTAAAAGCACTGGACCAGTCCATCGGAGGCTTTGCCCCATCGGAGCTGTCCGTGTGGACTGGAAGGCGCGGAAGCGGCAAGTCCACGCTGCTGTCCCAGCTGCTTCTAAACGCCATCGACCAGGGCTTCCCGGTCTGCGCCTACTCCGGGGAGCTGTCGGCCTGGCGCTTCAAGCAGTGGGCTATGCTACAGGCCGCCGGGGCCGGGCATATCGAGCCGAAGCGGGACCCGGCGTCCGGGAAACTGTATTACTACACGCCGAAGGAGATCGCGGACCGGATCGACGGTTGGTGGAAAGGGAAGTTTTTCCTGTACGACAACCGGGTGGCCGGTGCTGGGGACGAGGACAGCATCATCTCCGTGTTCGAGTACGCCGTCCGCCGGTTCGGCTGCTGCGTGTTCCTGGTGGACAACCTGATGACCGCCCGATTCAGCGACCAGAGCGACAAGGACTTCTATCGGGCGCAGAGCCGGTTCACGGGGCGGCTGGTGGAGTTCGCCAAGAAAAACGAGGTGCACGTGCATCTGGTAGCACACCCCCGGAAGGGCGACAACGACAAAAAGAAGCTGCTGACCGCGGACGACATCGGCGGGTCGGCGGACATCACAAACCGGGCGGACAACGCCTTTTCGCTAGAACGGATGGAAGAAAAGGATATCGCGGCCTATGGGTATGACGCCGGGCTGAGCATCCTGAAAAATCGCTCCTACGGCTCAACGGCAAACATCCAGCTGGTCTATGACGCCCGGTGCCGCCGATACACAAAGAAGGGAGAAAGCGATGGAGTCTACGGCTGGGAACGCTGACTGGACCGCCTATGAGCGGGAGAAGAAAAAGCTCCAAGGACTGCCGCCCGAGGAATATGAGGCGGCCCTGAAAGAGCTGGCAAGGAGGATGGGGATTTGATTTTTGAAATTCCGTATCCGCCCACCAAAAGGGGAAAAGCGGCCTGGAACAAGCGGTTTGGCCTGAATGCGTATTATGCCGGGAAACACTGGTCACAGCGGAAGCGGGACGCAGAAGAACTCCACTCTCTGGCGCTGTGGTCCATGAAAAAGGCGCATATCCGAAAACAGCTCGTCAAAGGCCCTGTCGAAGTCATTTTTCGCTGGAACGATGGTCTGGACGTGGACAATCACGCCGCCATGGGCAAGGCGTTTGTGGATGCCATGAAAGGCTACATACTGCCGGATGACAACCGGGAATGGGTGCGGAAAGTTTCTCACGAATTTTGGGAAAACGAGAGTATACAGGTGGAGGTAAGGCCCTATGGGCGAACTTGATCAATATCTGGTCCCCATCCGGCGGTATTCAGCCAATCCCTGCATGGATTGCTGCTGCCCGATTAGTCAGTGTCCATGGCTGCGTGAGGAAAAGCCAGTACCGGGCTGGACGGCCAAGAAACGGACGTTCATTGTTGGGAGAAACCGGGGCGGGCGGAAAACATGGGTGACTACATACGCCATTGAGAGCTGCCCGCTGGAAAGGAAGAGAGCATGATGGATGATACAAAGCGCGCCCTGCTGGGTGACAGGGAGGCGGCAAAGCGGCTGACGGATGCGGGGGTGCTGCTGCCATGCCCAAGATGTTTAGGCAAATCAGAATTTTACGTCAGTGATGTTACAGAAAAATACCCAAATTCCAGATTTTGGATTGGTATTGTTTGTACAGAATGCAAACTAAAATCTGTTTCAGAAAAGTATCTCGTTGAAATCGGAAAAAACAAAAATGGCGACTTTGAAATAAAACACGATGAGAGGCCGATTGCCAGGTTAGATTGGAATACCAGGGCAAAAATCCTTGAAAAAATATTGAACGAGAGGACATTAAAGGAGATGCTGGATGAACACTTATTTGATGGGGACTGACGCCCGCCTCGCCTGGAACACCCGCGCACCGATTCTGAGCGCGGAGGAGATGGAGATGCTGGAGGAGCTGGAATGAAGAACCCGGGAGAATATGTTGACATTGGGGACCCAGCCTTGCAAGTCAGAACAGACGAGGATGGAAACACCGCGGCCTCTGCAACGATACAGGCGGTTGTCCTCTGGAAAGAAGATATCAAAAACTACATCATGGACGAGGTCATCAAGATGTGCAAGGAGCACGGAATTACGGACCTGTATGTGCTGAACCGGGATTTCATCCTGTCAGCCATCAGGGAGAAGATGGAAAGGGAGGCCAAGCCATGACGCGGGAAGAAGCGATAGTCTATTTTGAGTCGTTGCTGAAACGCTTTGAAGAAATGCACGAGACCGAAACATCCTACTGGGGAAAGGTACACACTGAAACAACCATAGAGGCTATACGTACTGCCCTCTCCGCCCTCCGCCCCGTCAGCCGGGAGCGGGTACGACGCGGAAAGATTATAGAAACAATCAAAGACGGCAGAGCGAATAGAGTGTTCTCGTGCTGTGGCCGCGATTTTACGGAATTGACTTGTTGGTTGATACCGGATTTCTGCCCCGCCTGCGGCGCACCCATGACGGACGAGGCCGTGGAGATGGTGATGGAGAGATTGGAGGCGCTGAACGATGCGTAAAGGGTTAATTCTTATCATTGGCTTGATTGTTGGCTACGCAATAAGTTGGGCATTTACAGTCGGAATTATCAAGCTCATCACAATGTGCTTTTCCATCGAGTTTTCTTTGTCCGTTGCCACTGGGATATGGTTGGTCCTGTGGCTGCTGAAATTGGTTTTTCATAAGTCGAAAGGGAGGCGCTGAATGATGCGGATTGAGCGCAGACGGTATGTAGTTATGCGAAGGAACCGAACTGAGGTTTGGTGTGGGCTTTCCAAACATTTCAGTTTCCGCCCGATTACAGAAGTGAAAGATGTTTCTGTCAAGACATATCGCTCCGAAGCACAAGCCAGAAGCGGCTGTTCTTCGTGGGACAGAGACTTTGAAGTTGTTCCGGTAATTGAGATGATTACGGAGGAGGCGCTGAAAAATGGAAGTACGACCGATTGACGGAAATATACTACGGAAATGGTGCGAAAAGATAATTGACCAAGCGTGCCATCCAGCAACCGTGCAGATCGGGGAGGTATTCCTGGACAAGGTGCGCTCTATGCCCACCCTCACCCTGCCGAACGAGTGGGTGAGCGCGGAAAATGCCATGCCGGCAGAACATAAGTCCGTGTTGTGTATCGTGAGCGGGAAGCCGAGGCCGAACATTACCTTGGAGGAAGCATACCAGCTAGGCTCGTGGAATAAGGCTGACGGCTGGATCATCGATGAATACCTGGACTGGGAAGATGCTGATGTCTCGTGGTGGATGCCCCTTCCGGAGCCACCGGAAAAGGAGGGGTGAGGATGGACAGGAAAGAGGCAGTGACCATCCTGCAAGAGAAACGGGATTTAGCCCGGAAGCTCGAAGCCGCTGAAAAGTCCGCTGATTGGGTGGCAAAAGACAGAGTTGATTCCAGCAGTCTTAGGGCATCCCAGCATGGTCGATATGCCGATGCCATCGACATGGCAATCACCGCCCTGTCCCCGCCGAACGAGCCGATGCCCATCGAGCAACTGTGGAAGATAGATGCTCCAGTATGGCTTTCATATAACAAATTAAATGGCGAGAAAGTTGGTTATTGGTGTTTGTGCAAATATGGCTATATTATTACACCGTCAGGGTATGGGAGCTATGTAAATGAATTGCCTGATTGGGTGTTCTACCGCCGCCCGCCGGAGGGAGAGGAGGCCCATCGCGATGAAATGCAGAGATTGTGAGAAATGGGGATGGGGAGATGATGAAGGGACCCCTGTTTGGGGGTGGTGCTGGAAATATACATCTTGCCCAGATCCGGATATTGATAGGAGTTGTCCGGATTTCTCCCCTAAAAAGCCGGATTACTCAAAATCATTTGAAGAGATGGCGAGTTTGGCCGAAACCACCCCGCCGAACGAGCCGCTGACGCAGGCAGACCTTGATAGCATGGACTATGACAAGGTATGGATTGACTATGGAGACGACGGAGAGTGGGCACTGGTGGTAAGTGGCCGGATCTATTCCCTGGCGGTCCTGGAGGGGGCCGGGTTCGAGGACATCTTGCGGGACGAGGTAGACGGTGAGACCATGGATCGCCCCAGTGGAGACTATGCCGTCTACCGCCGCCCACCGGAGGGGGAAGCATGAAAGGGCACTATGAAATCAGGGCAGACGGCCAGAGAGCAGATGTGCCGCCATGCAGAACCTGCAGGCACAAAAACAAAATGACCGTTGAGGCCCCGTGTTATAACTGCATTGACCCTGTGGCATTGGCACTGCATAAGCCAAATGCAGGGACGGATTTTGTTTACTACGAGCCGGAGGGGGAGGAGGACACCTGATGGACATTTCTGGGACAAATATAAAGCATATCACTATGTTTGACCGACAGTATACGCCGGAAAAGCAAGCAGAGGGGCTGGCGATCTCACAGGCCATTGTATACGGGCATTGTGATAAGTGCGGCTTCCTTTCCCAGTGTTCCACCAAAGGGGAGGCATTCCGGTTTCCTGTGTTTGCGTGGTGTATGCGTCGCAAAGCAGAAATCCTTGCAGATATGCGGAAGGAGACCACCTGATGGACATTGAGAAGTTGATTGAGCGGCTGAAACATGACTACCACGGGTACAGTACGGTGGAGAACAACCCGGAGGAGACGTTTCATGATATGGTGGAGTGCTTGACCGCCCTCTCCACGCTCCAGGCCGAAAACGAGCAGCTGCGGGCCGAGCTGGAACAGGCCGGGGCAGAGATCGCCCGTCTGAAACACTATGAGGATAAGTGCCACGACTGCCCTATCGTCTGTGCTAAAACGGAAATCATCAAGGCGCACGAGGAGTTGGAAGCCATACAAGCCGAGCTGGAGCAGGTGAAGTGGGAGAAGGATGCGGCGGTAAACGATTTGCAGTGTATAAAATCCTGTGCAGTCTGCAAACATTGCGACAGTCTGCAAACGCCAATCCCTGAAATATGCAAGAAATGCTCTCACGGGGAGAACTGGGATTGGCGCGGCCCGAAGGAGGACTGACATGAAGCAGTTTTCCATTATGGATGGAGATATGTTCTTCCAGCGTTTGGAGCCAAACGAGAAGTATGTGCTAGCTGGTCGGGCAATTCAGACCGATTTGCACAGTTACAGCGAGTACACGCCGGTTTTTGGGCATGACCCGAAATGGTTTGATTCCAGAACCGCAACCGCGTATTTGGCTGGTCTTGTTGAGCATCTGAGGTGGGATGGAGACAGATACCACGCCTATGCGCTGATCTGTAAGGAGGAATGAGTATGGAACGGATGACCAAGAAAGAACAGCTTGCCGGTCGTACTGTAAATTACATCGGAGAAGATGATTGCTTTGATGTATGGAGTGTACCAAAAAAGTTTATGGGAAACGCTGTTGACCGCCTCGCCGCCATCGAGGACATCCTGGGGGATGAGTACGACCTGGACCGTCTTGGCCAGTTCGCGGAGGCGGTCAAGGAGGGACAATGTGGTATCCCACCCGTGAAGCTGCACCAAAAGATTTTTCGAGTATTTAATGGGGAAATTTACGAAGAAATAATCTGTGACGCAATATGGAGGCCGCTTATGCCCCGACCAAGATGGAAAGTTTTCGTTATGGGCGGCGGCTTGGGCTATTATTGGGATGATGTTTTTGGCAAAACCGTCTTTCTGACCCGAGAAGAGGCAGAGGCCGCACTACGGAGGGAGCAGGATGGTTGATTGGACAGTCATAAAAAGACTTGGGATATGCTTCCCTGGATGGTTCATCAACGACCAGGGGGAGTTTATCGCCCACCAAAAGGCGAACGTATATTTCAATATCAGCACTTGTGATAGTGAGATGGATGTAAAGTGCAAGGTGTTGGAGTGGTTTTCCCGCGCGGCTTGTAAGTCCACGCCGTTCCGCCGTGCAGTAGATAATACAGCCCTTCATATCTTCTTCCTGAATGGTATAAATCAATACCTTGACACTAGGTTCAACGTGGAGGATATGCGGGAGATTTACACTTATCTCGGGAACGCTTGCAACCATCAAAAAACGATCCGATTTATAGAGAGCGGCTATGATATGGCCGTATTGGAGGACGAGCATGAGGTTGGCTGATGTTGGCACGATTTACGACGAAGTTGAGAAACAATATAAAGAGTCAACTGGCATTGAACGTAACTGTAACCGTAATTTTCTTAATTTGATTTGTCATGCCCCCACCATCGACGCCGTGCCTGTGGTCAGGTGCCAAGAATGCAAACATAAAAATACAACAGCTTGTCCAGCTTATGATGCACCATTCATGCGCACCAGTTTGCGGATTAAGTTTTGTAGTGAGGGCCAGCGAAGGGAGGACAACCATGAAGTTTCGGAGTAAGACGGGCGAAGTCGCACTTACCATTGAACAGGCATTAGAGCAGTTTTGCGATAGCAAAAAAGATTGCGACTATTGCAAGCTTCGGGAACCCGTGCAGCAATACGCAGGGACAAAGAGGCCGTGTCATGAATACGTAAGAGCCAACCCTCACGAAGCCGCCCGCCTGATGGGCTATGAGGTGGTGGAGGATGATGAACCACGCACTTGTTTTAACTGCATTGGGTGTGAAATTGAGAAGGACTTTGACCCACAGGAAGGGTGCAAAAATTGGGTGAAAAGGAAGGAGACCCACATGGACAAGCCGTTGAAGGACTGGACACTGGGGGAACTGAAAGAGTGGTGCTATCAATACGGAAAGGCCCACACAAATAATCCGTGCGAACAGAAATGCCCTATCTATCAGAGAGGAATTTGCTGTCGTGAATGGGTACATGAGTGGGACTTGGAAGGAAAGCCCCGCTGGACGGAGCAGGAGGTGGAGATGGCGAAGGCTATCAAGGAGATTTTCCCGGATGCTTATAAACTCGCAAGGAACCTCTCAGCCATTGCGATTTATGGTGTAGAAGATGACATCTCATTTTACCTTGCTACCATTCAAGCTGAACGTTTCCACTCCCTCCGTCCCGACGAAACCGTCACCCTTGACGAGATCATCGGAGGTGCCCAATGAAATACCCTGAGTGTGTATGCAAAACGTCAGAAGAGTACATTCGTGTTGCGTTAGCTCTAGAAACTCTTGCTTACCATGACAAAAACTACTTAGACAATACATTCGCAAAGAGCAATGCTGCTATCAGTGAAGAGATACAGGCTTGCTTGCAGAAGGCTTTAACGATGATGGAGGGCAAAGAATGAGAGAAATCCTTTTCAAAGCCAAGCGGCTGGATAATGGAGAATGGATTTCCGGAAGCTTGGTATGCTTTGCAGGCGGCGCCCGCGCAATCTTGCCCAGTGATAGCAAAACATTATTTTCAAAAAGCAAAGGCTTTATTTGCTGCGATACCTGTCATGATGTTGACCCATCCACGGTCTGCCAGTACACCGGCCTGACCGACAAGAACGGGAAGAAAGTGTTTGTAGGGGATATTGTAAAATGCAGCCGTGGTTGCACCCATGAGGTGGTATGGGTTCAGGAACACGGCGGAACTTTTATCGGAGGAATGCCAGCGGTATATCTATCTGGTTTGAACCCGGGATACGCATGGACGGGTGCGGAAGAGATTATCGGCAACATCTACGACGGGGAGGGAGGACGGCATGAGGGAGGTAAACAATGACTGAAACCGAAGTAATCTCCATTGATCGTCACGGCCAGCGGAAGGAGTATCCGTCAATCAAATCTGCCGCAGAGGATGTTGGTGTTCGCCCCTGCAGGATTTCTACCGCCTGCGTTACCGCCCACCGCTGCGCGGGACGGTATTGGATCAAGAAGGAGGATATGGATGGGTGAGTTCCCGGAAAGGCTGAGAAGGCTTAGGGAGAGAAACAGACTCAGTAGATATAGGCTTTCTGAGCTGTGTGGGATATCGTCTGACCAAATCAGAAGATATGAACTTGGGAACAGAAAACCAGGGACGGACGCTCTGGAGGCAATAGCTGATTATTTTGAAGTGTCGACAGATTACTTACTTGGACGAACAGACTATCCATGCGTAGTTAAACCTTTATCGTCTCATAAGAAAATTTGAAAATTCCTCCTTTTTGAGGAATTGCCAGTTGAACTTATGCGACAATGGAGCATGAGGGAGTAACTTCCCCATGCTCCTTCTTTTCCCTCCCCTTTCGGGCTGTGTACCAACCACGGCCCAAAGGACAACCCACTCCCCCGGCAGGGTATCTAGTAAGCAGATATTAAACGGGAAGGAGAGCCTCTCTTGTACGCTTCCTGCCGGGGGACTCCCTTCAAATATGCCGCAGCACGATGCAGCCCACAATCAGGGCCGGAGGGTCGCGCCCTCCATGCGGCGCCAAATAGGGCGTGCCCGTCTCGCTGAAATGATGGGAGGGTCGGGTACGGGGAATTTTTGATTGAGGTGGTGACATGGCTGCACGGCTGACGGATAAGCAGAAAAAGAAAATAGTGGCTGATTATCTGGAGACCGAGAGCTATAACGCCACAGCAAAAATCAATGGGGTTTCCAAAGATACTGTGAAGCGGATAGTGCTAAAGTGCGAAGGATTCGCCCAAAAGGCGCAACAAAAAAAGAAGCAGAATACACTTGATATGCTGGCCTTCATGGAGACGCGCAAGGAAAAGATGCAGGAGGCCATCGACCTCCACCTGATGGCGCTGACAGACCCGGAAAAGATCAGGGATGCGGGATTATCTCAAATTGCTACTTCTTTCGGGATCATCGTTGACAAGGCCACAAAGAACACAGCCAGCGGAAACGACAGTTTGAACAAGTTGGATGGTTTGTTGAAGGAGTTTAAGGATGCTGTTAAGTCCGAAACAAACTGAATTTGTCCGGGAGGGGCATCACCGTTGGAACTTTAAGGGAGGGGCCACCCGCAGCGGGAAAACCTACCTTGATTTCCGGTGGATCATCCCAATCCGCATCCGGGAGCGTGTCGGAAAGGACGGGTTGACCGTCATCCTTGGAGTTACAAAGTCCACGATTGAGCGGAACGTACTGGAGCCGATGCGCAACCTGTACGGGGATAAGCTGGTGGGCACGATCTCGAGCGACAATACGGCGTGGATATTTGGGGAAAAGTGCTACTGTCTAGGCGCTGAGAAGGTTTCCCAGGTCTCTAAAATCCGAGGGGCGTCCATCAAATACTGCTACGGCGACGAGGTGGCAGACTGGAGCCAGGAAGTCTTTGAGCTGCTGAAAAGCCGTCTGGATAAGGCGTATTCGTGCTTTGACGGCACTTATAATCCGCAGGGGCCGAATCACTGGTTGAAAGTGTTTCTGGACAGTAAAGCGGATATTTTTAGCCAGACATATACCATTGACGATAATCCGTTTCTCCCGGAGGCTTTTGTGGAGAACCTAAAACGGGAGTATCGTGGCACGGTTTTTTATGACCGTTATATTTTGGGACAGTGGGCGCTGGCTGAGGGACTGATCTACCCCATGTTTGGGGAGAGCAACATCGTGGACGAGGAACCGCCGGCGGGCCGGTATTATATTTCTGTGGATTACGGAACGCTCAACCCCTTTTCTGCCGGCCTGTGGTGCGTGACAACGCAAGGGGCTGTCCGCATCAATGAGTATTATTACAGCGGGCGTGGGACGCAGGAGCAACTGACCGACGAGGAGTATTACCAGGCGATACGGGAACTGGCCGACGGTTATAACGTGGACTATGTGGTCATTGACCCGTCGGCGGCGTCTTTTATCACTACAGTATTCCGACACAATGAGTTCCATGTGGTCAAAGCGAACAATGACGTAATGGACGGGATACGGCGGACCTCTGTCTATCTCAAAAGCGGGAAACTCAAAATACACCGCCGGTGCAAGGACGCTATCCGAGAATTTGGACTATACCGCTGGGACGAGGACTCAACGGTGGACAAGGTCATCAAGGCGGATGACCACGCCATGGACGATATACGATATTTCGCGAATACTATTCTGGTTCGGCATTTCCCGGTAATGAGGTGAACGAATGACCATCATCGACAAACTGAAAGAGCTGGGCTTTTCCACCATCAGCGCGGGCTTTTACGTCAAGGTCCAGGAGTGGAAGTCTTGGTATGAGGGCGACGTGAAGGGGTTCCACCGTTACCGGGTACGAAACGGGGCCGGGATGGTGCGCTGCAAGCGGTACACCCTCAACATGGGAAAGAAAATCCCGGAGGACTGGGCAAATCTTCTCATGAATGAGAGGGTTGAAATCACTCTGGATGGCACAAAGGAGCAGGAGTTTATTGACCGGGTCCTGAAGGAGAACAACTTTCGCGTGCGCTCCAACGAGATGCAGGAAATGGCCTTCGCTCTTGGCACGGTGGCTTTTATCCCCCGCGTGGTGGGCATGGGGGTCACTAAGGCGGGGCCGATTCCAGGCAGCGCAACCGATATCATCATTGACTATGTAACGGTAGAGCATATCTGGCCCCTGTCATGGCAGAATGGCGTTATTACTGAATGTGCCTTTGACAGTATCGTCAATGTCAATGGAGAGGACTACTGCTATCTCCAGATTCACCGGAAGGTAAACGGCCTGTACAACATTGAGAACCGGCTGTATACATATCGGAACCAGAACGTAGATACTGAGGTAAAGCTGACCTCCGTGCAGGGCTTTGAGAGGGTGCCCCCTGTTGTCCACACCGGCAGCGACCGGAGGCAATTCGTCATTGACCGGCCCAATATCGCCAACAACTTCGATTACTCCATTCCGCTCGGGATTTCGGTCTACGCCAACGCCATTGACAGCATGAAGGGCGTTGATATTGCTTTTGACAGCTACGTCAATGAGTTTGTGCTCGGGAAAAAGCGGGTGATGGTCAAGCCTTCCGCACAACAGTATTTGGATGGGGAGCCGGTTTTTGACCCTGATGACCTGGCTTATTATGTGTTGCCGGAGGATATCGAGGGCGGGGCTATCATACAGCCCATTGACATGAACCTTCGGACAGCAGAGCACAGCGAGGGCATTCAGACACAACTCAATTTGCTTTCCAGCAAGTGCGGTTTTGGAGAGACGTATTATCGATTTAACGGTGGGAACATCACCACCGCCACTCAGGTCATCAGCGAAAATTCCACTATGTTCCGCACAATCAAAAAGCATGAGATCATCCTGGAGAGCGCCATCAAGGAACTGTGCCGGATTATTCTTCGCTTGGGCAACACGGCCATGGGTGCCGGGTTGAATGAGGATGCGGAGGTCACTATTGATTTCGATGATAGCATCATCGAGGACAAAACAACAGAACGAAATAATGACCGGCAGGACCTTGCAGCAGGTATCATGAACGATTGGGAGTACCGCATGAAGTGGTATAACGAGGACGAGGCCACGGCAAAGAAGATGCTGCCGAAAATGGAGGACCTGACGGGCGAGAAGCAGGAGGAAGTGGAATAGTGAATGGCTGGAAATACATAGTTGCGGGAGCCATCATTGCTTTCCTCCTTGCCGTGGCCGGATTTTACCTGAAATATGCGCTTTGGGTGAAGCTGCTGGAGGGGGTGGTCGGACCATGAAGTCCTACCCTTTACTCCTGAGATTCTCGACGCCCTCCCGGAGGAGCTAGCAGAGCTGTACCGCAATCTTGAAAACACGCTACTAGAGGAAATTTGTTCTAGGCTCAAAGTATCAGGGGAGCTAAACGAAGTAACGGTGTTGGACATCCAAGCACTCCGGTCTCACGGTATCAGTCAACATGAGATTGAGCAAGCAATCAAAAGAACGACCAATATTGGCGAGAAAGAGCTGAATAAGCTATTTGACGATGTTGTAGAGCGGAACCAGAAGTATTACACCTACCTGATTAATCGATCAGATGTGACAGCCCCCAAGACGATGTTAAGCGCCTCCGATTTTGATGCCATCAGAAAGCAGACACTTGACACATTTCGCAATCTTACACAGTCTATGGCGTTTTTGCTCGACAATGGCCGAACGATGCTTCGGCCTGCAAGTGCTTACCAATGGGCACTTGATAATGCCGTGCTGCAGATACAGAGTGGAGCAATCGGTTACGATCAGGCTATTAAAGGTGCCGTGAAACAGCTTGCAGATAGCGGCATCAAGACAGCGGAATATGAAAGCGGCCACATGGACCAAATTGATGTTGCAGTCCGCCGCGCTATTATGACTGGTATCAATCAGCTTTGCCAACAGTATTCGGAGCAAGGCATGGATTATTTGGAAACTGATCTGGTTGAGGTCTCTGCTCATATCGGGGCGCGGAACACCGGAACCGGGCCGGAAAATCACGAGAACTGGCAAGGGAAGATTTACCGATGGAGCAAAAAACCGAAGCAATCCAGCGGGAGATATCCTGATTTTATCGCTTCTACGGGCTATGGTACCGGACCCGGTCTGGGCGGATGGAACTGCCGCCACCACTTTTATCCGTTTGTTGAGGGTGTCATGGAGCCGACCTATTCAAGCTCTGATCTGAACGCGATGAAAGGGAAAAATCGGGAGATATCTTTTGAAGGCAGGCAGTACGATGGATATACGGCCACTCAAAAGCAACGCCAAATAGAACGCACCGTCCGCAAGCTGAAGCGGGAACAAACCGCATATAAGGCCGCTGGACTGGAAGAGGACGCCCAAGCCGTAACAGCCCGTATCCGGCGGCTGAACAAGGAGTATAAGGCATTCAGCGAGGCGGCAGGACTGCCGTTGCAGCGGGAGCGGATGAAAGTTACCTATACGGATGCTGTATCTGAGCAAAGGGCTTCCACTCTCAAAATACAGCGGGATGCGGAAGCCCCAATCAGGCAGACAATCCGAAGCGGTGAGTATCCGCTGGCAATCAATCCAGAGAAGCAAGCGCGGCATATGGCTGGTACGGCTATAACGGGCAGAAGTGTAATAACAGTTTCTGTGGAGGAGCTGCAAGCGATCATAAACGAAAAGGCAGGCAGCGGGAAAATCAATTTTACAGATGACTTTACAAAGTGGAAAAATACAGAAATTATTGACGCCGGGAGAGAGATTGGATATACAATCAATAGAAACGGTGATATAATAATTGCAAGATGCATCAAAATCCATTATAGCAAAAGCGGAACTCATGGCGTTCCATTTTCGGGAAGGTGGAAAAAATGATAATTGAAAATCCTGAGATTTACTTCGGAAAGAAAATTAAAGTTTTTTCCACAAGCGGGCGCATGACGGTTGGGGAGCTCTATGGGTATGATTACGACTTTGACGATGATGGAAATGAGTTTCTGGAGTTCGATGTGGAGAATGAAAACGGTTTGCTGATCGGATTTACGGAGGACGAAATTGAACGCATCGATATTATTGGATGATAAGGCGAAATGCGTAATCGAAGCACTTCTATCAAAAGGCAACCGCGTTGAGTTGATTCCCGTAAAAGATGGTGTTAAAATCATACATATTAAACGGGAGGAAATGAAGCTGTGAATAATTATATATGTCATAAATGCGGTGGACTTTTGGGGTATAGAACAACTTTTGTTGGTGGATCAGACATGCCCTATACAGAAAACGAAATGTATTGTGATCGATGTGGTATTCATCTTAAAGGCGATGCTGTTCTACGAGAGAAAACAGAGGATGAATTGGAACGGCTATATCAAGAATTGCAAATTAAATACTGCTCCCGCCTCTAAGCGTTGAGGCGGAAGACCCGAGCGTGGGTAACTTGTAAGGATTTCTTACAGGTTGCCCACGCTTTTTCTTTTGTATCCATGCCGAGAGGCGTAAAACCGCAGGGCGACGGCCCTGATAATAAACGGAGGTAATACCATGAGCGAACCTATCAATAACCCTACCCCGGCCCCTGCGCCGGAGCCCGCGCCTGAGAAAACCTTCACTCAGGCGGAAGTGGACGCCATGATTGGCAAGCGGCTTGCGAAAGCCATGAAGGGAATGCCCAGCGAAGAGGAGATGACCGCCTACCGAACCTGGAAGGACGGACAGGCTGATGAAAAGGCGCGCTGGGACAATCTGACCGGAGAGCGGGACACGCTGGCCGGGAAACTGACCGCCGCAGAGGCGGAGCGGGACCAACTCAAGCGGGACCTGTATCTGGCCCAAAAGGGCCTGTCCGGCGAGGAGGCCGAGTTTATCGCCTTTAAGGCCGGGAAGATGGTGGACGATAAGAAAACCTTCGAACAGGCCGTGGACGAGCTAACCGCTGACCGCAAGAAAACCACATTTGATTGGACGGCTCCTGTGGGCGGCGGAAAGCCCAAAACAGGAGAAAACGACGTGATGAACGCCCTGATCCGGGGCGCGCTCAAGTAAGAAAGGAGCCTTGATATGGCCGATATTATCGACAGAAGCAAACTTTCCGGGCTTATCCCCGAGCCCGTGACCAGAGAGATCATCCAGGGAGCCGTAACGGAGTCCGCCGTGCTGCGGATGGCCCGGCGGCTGCCCAACATGACCAGTAAGACGCAGACCCTCAATGTGCTGGATGCTCTGCCCACTGCCTACTTCGTCAACGGCGAGGCAACAACTGGCGCAGCAGATTCCAAAGCGTCTCTGAAAAAGACCACCAACATGGCGTGGGACAAGAAGAAAATCTACGCCGAGGAGATTGCCGTTATCGTCCCTATTCCCGAGGCCGTGTTGGATGATAGCGATTACGACATTTGGGGTGAGGTGCGCCCCCGCCTTCAGGAGGCATTTGGCAAGGTTATCGACGCCGCTATTCTGTACGGCACGGACAAACCCACCTCTTGGCGTGATGGCCTTGTCCCTTCGGCCACCACCGCGGGCGCTGTCGTTACGGCCACAAACGACATTTTCAAAGACATTATGGGCGAGGGCGGCGTGATTGCCAAGGTGGAAGAGAGCGGCTATATCCCTAACGGCGTGATGGCTGCTATCCAGATGCGGGCCAAGCTGCGGGGGCTGGTGGACAAGAACGGTCAGCCCATCTTCAAGACCGACATGCAGGGTGATACTCGCTATGCGCTGGACGGCATGAGCATGTACTTCCCCGTGAACGGCGCGTATGATCCGGAGGAATCTCTTGCCATCGTGGGCGACTGGAGCCAGCTGGTCTACGCTATTCGGCAGGACATGACTTTCAAAATTTTTGACAGCGGTGTGGTACAGGACCCCACTACCGGGAATATCCTGTATAACCTGATGCAGAACGACATGGTGGCCCTGCGTGCCGTCATGCGGCTGGGCTGGGAGATTCCCAATCCTATCAATGCTTACAACGTCGGGAACACGAAGGCTTTCCCTTTTGCTGTCTACGCACCGGCGGGGGGTTAATTGGGTCTGACACCCTAACGCTATTCCCCAGCGGTCAGACCCTATTGGGGAAACAGGTTTCCGATCTTGTGGGTGATGACCTGAAAGTTTATGCGAACGGCGCTGTAACGGGCACATTTCATTATGTTTCTGATTATACAGAGTTCAGCAGCACCCCGGAGGAGCAGAGCGGGTATTATTTCCCGTTCCATCTGACCAAAACCGGGTCAAAAATGACCTTCAAGAAAAATGGCTCTCCCACAAAGCAAAACATCCCGTTTGATGCCGACATCATATTCCGAGTAACCAAAGACGATACCTTTGAAGTGCTTGTTGATGATTCCAGTGTGGTGAAATTTAGCTTTACTGGAGCGACGTTTGAACCGCAGGCCAAGACGAAAGCCCGCTTAAAGAAGTAAGGAGGCCTCCTGATGGCTTACGCAGATTATCAGTATTACAAAAATACATACCTGGGCACCGCCATTCAGGAGACCGACTTCCCGCGCCTCGCCTTGCGTGCAAGCAGCTTTTTGGACTATTACACGCAGGGCCGGGCAGGCAAAAATCAGGAACTGGATGCCTTGAAAATGGCCTGCTGTGCTGTTGCAGAGCAGTACCAGAGCATCGACCTTGCCAGCAAAGCAGCCCTGAACGCTCTCCACAACTCCGCAAACGTCGGAGAGGGCGGAGAACTGCAAAGCCAGAGCGTTGGAAGCTGGTCCAAGACATACCGGAGCGGAGGCGAGAGCGCACAGCAGGCCACGATAGCGGCACAGGCAGCACAAGCCTCTCTTGCATCTGTTGCGGCGCAGTATTTGTCCAGTACGGGCCTCCTGTATCGCGGAAGGAGGTGCGGCTGTGTTCCCCCATGTTGTGACGCTCTATAACGTGGTGACAGAAGAGGACCCTAGCACTTTTGAGGAAACAACTACAAATCATATTACCATTCTGCGAGGAGTTCTGCTGGATGCTGTCAAGGCTAAAAACGTTAACGAAAGCGGTTTGGTTGGAGCGGATGCAGTCAACCTCTATATTCCGACCAGCGTTGAAGCCGTAGACGGGATGACTGGTGAGCCAAAGCAGTATGTAGGGCCTATTGAATTTTGGCGGGCAGAGGACAAGAGCGGGCTTTGGACGCTTTCCACTGGAGAAAACACCTTCTTTGTAAAAGGAGAGGCCGTCCACCCTAATTGGTCTGCTCAGAAGATCGATGCCGCATATGATGATGTCTACAATGTCAACACTGTGGATTTCAAGGACTTCGGCGGAGAGATGTCTCATTGGGAAGTTGGTGGGAACTGATGTTTAGCTTTGATGTCAGCTCCAATATTGTTCCAACTGTGACGGGGCATTTGGAAGCAGCAAGCAAAAAGGCTGTTTATGCGATGGCTATCCAAGCACAAAAGGATACATCTCCATACGTTCCGGCCTTAACGGGCAATCTCGACCGAAGAACAAAAGTAGAGGAATCCAGGATTATCTATCCCGGCCCACAATCTCGCTATTTATACTACGGCAAATTGATGATAGACCCGGCAACAGGCAGCAGTTATGCATCTTACGGAGCGACAAAAGTTCTCACCGACAAAGACCTGGTTTTCAACAAGGCAATGCACTCACAGGCGCAATCGCACTGGTTTGAGGCAAGCAAGGCGGAAAACAAGGACAAGTGGGAGCGAGTTTTTGGAAAGGCGGTGAAGCGATATTTTCGAGGATAAAAAGCAGAGGATTTTGGCATCTTCGGAGGAGGTTGACCGCATTTCACGCTCTATGCTGGTGTGGGCCAATACTTTTCCGGACAAGCCTGTGACAGTTATCAAGTATGAGTTCCTGGACATCGATGATGCCGCCGGAGATGATGCGGCCATGGCTCTGTCTACTATCCAAGGAACGTACATCACCCAGCAATATATCATCGGTGGGTATCAAGCAGAATACCAATTCAAAATCATCTACCGGATAAAGCCGGGAACCAGTAATGACAAACGGCTCCAAGCAGACGAAATGCTGAACCATTTCGGAGACTGGGCAAGAACTCAACACCCCAATTTAGGAAATGGCATTAACGCTCTGAGGGTTGAGCCGACCACACAATCCTCTAAGTTCGCGGCTTATGGAGACGGCTATGAGGACTATCAAATTTTAATGAGACTGGCCTATGAGGTCAATGTCTGAAAGGAGTGAATACTTTGGCAGATTTGGAGTTTAACACCACAGAAGGGCGCACGATTGCCCGTGAACTGCTGATTGCATATCTGAATACTGGAACACCGGAGGAACCTGTATGGTCCGCCATTGGAAAGCGCGTTGAGGAGTCTGATGAGGAAATGGACTGGTCCGAGGAGTCTATCAAGGACATTTTCGGTAACACCTGGACCACACTCACAAAGCCCGTCATCACACAGAGCTTCGACCCTATCCCTCTGGATGCAGGGGACGTAGCGGCGGTGAAACTGTGGAATTTGGCAATCAAGGACCAGGACGCACAGGCTCTGGCAAATCAAGATATGCTGATCGGCCACTACTACGCAACATCTGGCGAGTCCAATTTTGCGGAGCGGTACAGCGGCGCATCCGTGTCTGTAACGCGAATTGGTGGCGCTGGCGGCGGAAACCTGGAAATTTCTTGCGACATTACATACGGCGGCACCAGAACGCTTGGGACCGTCAGCAATAGCGCAGGAACTGTAACCTTTAAAGCAGACGGAGCGGCCTAAAGACAAGAAAGGGCACAGTACAAAGGAATAGTGCTGTGCCCCCTTTTTGGAGGAATTATGCAGAAGATCACATTTGATACGGGCATTAAAACCTATCAGATCAATGAAAGCGGCATTTTGCGGTTTAACCCATCTGACCCAAATCTGTACAAGCGGTTCAAAGACCTGCGCATGGAAATTGAGCAAATCCAAAAGGATTATAACGAACGTTCAAAATCCGCGGAGACCGGAGAGGATGCCATTGACCTGCTGGCCGAGTATGACGCCCGCGTAAAAAAGTCTCTCTCCCATGTGTTCGGCGGGGAAAATGACTTTGATAGCATCTTGAGCGGTGCGAATGTAATGGCTGTTGCCAGTAACGGGGAGTTGGTCATTACAAATTTCTTGGATGCTATGTTCCCCATCGTTGAAGATGGCGTGAAGACCTATGCAAAGATGGAGGCTCAGAAAGCCGTGCAGGAGGCAAGAAATAAATGAGATGGACACTCCCGGTCAATCTTGAAGTTGGTGGAAAAGAATATGCAATCAACGCCGATTACCGGGATATCCTGAACATCATTTCCAGACTTAACGGCGGCGAAAACGAGTTTGTTAAGGTCTATGTGTGCTTGGCCCTGTTTTATCCCCAATTTGAAGAAATGCCGGAAAGTGATTATCAAGAAGCGCTTGAAAAGCTGCTTTGGTTTATCGCCTGCGGAGAAGAACGGGAGGATAAAAAACGGCCAAAACTGATCGACTGGGAGCAGGACTACCAAATGATCGCCGCCGACATTATCAAGGTGGCCGGGCATGATGTTAGATCGGATTCTTTCTGCCATTGGTGGACCTTTGTTTCTTACTTTATGGGCATTGGGGAAGGGCAGCTTTCCGCCGTTGTTTCCATCCGTGACAAGCTCCGGAAACACAAAAAACTCGAAAAGTGGGAAAAGGAATTTTACAACCAGAACCGCTCAAAAGTTGATCTAAAGCGGCATTACACGGAAGAAGAGGACGAACTTCTGAAAAAACTGCTAGGGAGGTGAGAACATGGCGGCAGCAGATGGCTCTATTATCATTGATGTTCGAGCAAACACACAACAGGCGACAAGTGCGTTGACAAAGCTGGCAAAGTTGGCTGCAACGGCCTTTGCTGTTGATAAAATTATCGACTTTTCCAAACAGGCTATCCAGCTTGGAAGCGATGTTGCGGAAGTCCAGAATGTTGTCGACGTGGCCTTTGGCGATATGTCCAGCGCCGTTGACGAGTTTGCCCAAAACGCCATCACCAACTTCGGCATGAGCGAGCTTGCGGCCAAGCGTACCGCCTCTACATATATGGCAATGGCAAGCAATATGGGCTTGTCGCAAGCAGAGGCGGCAGAGATGTCCTTGACACTCACCGGCCTTACAGGTGATGTGGCATCTTTCTACAACATCTCTCAGGAGCTGGCGGACATTAAGCTGAAATCCGTCTTTACGGGTGAAACGGAAACATTAAAAGACCTGGGTATCGTTATGACCCAGGCAAACCTAGAAGCGTTTGCGCTGTCTCAGGGCATCACCAAAAGTATTTCCGCAATGTCTCAGGCGGAGCTGGTGACTCTGCGCTATAACTTTGTTTTGGATCAGCTGTCTTTGGCCTCCGGTGACTTTATTCGGACACAAGACAGCTGGGCGAACCAGACACGTATTCTCTCTATGCAGTGGGAGCAGTTTATGTCCATTATTGGACAGGCGTTGATCCAAGTGTTGCTCCCAGTGATTAAGACCCTGAACAGTATCGTATCCGCCTTGATAGATATGGCAAACGCATTTAATGCGGCCATTACTGCGATTTTCGGCGGAGCCAATACAGAGATCACGCAAACGCAGGAAAATGTTGGTGGAGTCTCTTCTGGCATTGGCGATGCAGTTGACAATCAGAACGCATTGACGGATGCGACAAAAGAGACTAACAAGGAGCAGAAAAAGAGTATAGCTTCGTTTGATGAAATCAACAAACTGACTGGAAATTCTGCAAGCGGCTCCGGTGGCGGAGCGGGAGGAACAGCTGGCGGCGGCCTTTCCAAAATTGAGACCATTACCTCTAATGACATCGTGGAGAGTGCCGCGGAGAGCAAAATTCTTTCGTTAATTGAACGTCTTAAAAACGCTTTCAAGCCACTGGAAGACTCTTTTAACGCAGCGTTTGCTAATATTTCCGCTGGCGCAAACCGTTTGTTTGCTGTGTTCCAGAATATGTGGAATGACATCAAGTCTCTTGGGCCGCCTCTATACGATTGGTTCAATAATGAGTTTATGGACTTCTTGAACCAGTTTATTCTTACGGCTGGGAATGTTGTCGGAGGGCTTCTGGACTCTGCGGCAATGGTGCTTTCCGATATTTGGAACATCGTAATTTTCCCTACGCTGACAAAGTGGGCGGTTGATATTCTCCCGCTGCTTACTAACATTGCGACGCAGGTTTTGAGTGTGGGAGATGTGCTTTTTGAAAATGTCAAGGCCGTGTTTGACATGATATGGCAAGATGCGATTGCCCCGGCCATGCAGATCATTCAAGATATTTGGAACGATGTGTGGGACAGCATTATCAAATTCTGGAATACATGGGGCGCACCCATTTTCGACCAGATCAAACTCGCAATTAGTAACACAACGGCTACTTTCAAAAACATCTGGGACACCATTCTGAAACCAGTGCTGACTACTCTCGGCAACACCTTTACTGAGCTTTGGACTTTGCATTTGAAGCCGTTACTCGACAACTTCCTAAACTTTGTAGGGAAGTTGATTGAAGGGGCGCTCCGTATCTATAACGAGTTTATTTTGCCTCTTGTGGATTGGTTTGTGAATACCTTTGGACCTCCGATTTCTGCGGCATTTCAGGCAATTATTGAGATTTTAGGGAAAGTCATTGGGAAAATTGCTGATGTTGCCAGCTGGATTCTTGAACAACTTGGATTGGTTGTTGATTTTATTGTAAACGTGTTTACTGGCGATTGGGATAGCGCATGGGATAGCATTTCCGAAGCATTTTCTAATATTTGGGATGGATTTGTGCAGACAATCAAGGATGCACTCAATATTGGAATCTCTCTTGTAAACAAGTTTATTGACTGGATCAACGAACATCTGGTTATTAGGATTCCGAAAGTCACGATTCCTTTCCTGGGAACGTTTGGCGGGCAAGAAATCCGCCCCTTTACAATCCCGAATATCCCGTATCTTGCGCAAGGAGCGGTTATTCCGCCTAATCGGGAGTTTCTGGCAGTGCTGGGCGATCAGAAACAAGGGACGAACATTGAGGCACCGCTATCCACGATTGAAAAAGCAGTGGAAAATGTTTTGAACCGGCGAGGGTATGGCGGCCAGCAGACAGTGATCCTGCAGCTTGACCGTGAGCAGCTTGGCAAAGTGGTCTATGAACTCAATAAAGCCGAGACACGGCGCATAGGGGTAAATCTGGTGGGGGTGTGACATGAGCTACATCAAACTGAATGGAAAAGAGTTTGACGCGGATGTTGCCATCTCCGCATACAACCGAAATTTCAACGTTTTGGACGGAGAGAACGCAGGTCGTGTAATGACTGGCCGGATGGTGCGGGACATCATCGGAACGTATATCGGCCATCAGCTGACAGTGTTTCGCCGGGGTGACAACTACCAGGGCCTTGACGAGTTCTGGGACTACTTGGTGGAACATTCTGTGGATGACTCTGTACAGTTGGAAGCTGCTGATGGGCAAATCACGATCTCGTATGAAGCCTATTACACCAGCGCCTCGCAGGACATGGAGAAGGTGGAAAATGGTATCAACTATTGGGGCGAAATCGAAGTTAGTTTTGTCCCCATGGAAGCGCAGGTGACTCCGTGAGTGTTACAACTGTGCTTTACAAGGACATAGCACCGGGAGCGGATGAGGACGCTTCTGTCTCCACTACGGAGGCCATGTCGTTTTCATCCCCCTCTAAACTCCCGTTCGGTATTACGCCGGAGCCGACGATCACTTGTGAGCCGAACCATTGGGGATTGACAGGGGACTATGTCACTGTGGATACACAAGAGGTTGCGTTCTGGTCTGTGGAAACGAGCGGAGACGACTGTGATTTTACACACAAACCAGTCATCACGCTTGAAATGGACCAACAGTATTCCTCCGTTGGAATTACGTTAGTGTTTGACACGTCCTCTGGCGACTATTGCACATCGGTCAACATCAAGTGGTATCAGGGGGAATCTCTCAAGGCGGACGTGGACTTCACTCCCAACACGGCAACGTATTTCTGCAATCAGAAAGTGCAGAGCTATGACAAAGTGGTCATTACCCTGAACGGCACAAATTTGCCCAATCGCAGGGCAAAGCTGGAACATATTATTTTCGGCGTCTACCGCTATTTCGGAATGTCTGAATTGCGGTCCGCTTCCATCATCAACGAAATGAGCCTGATTTCCACGGAAATGCCAATCTCTACAATGAACTGGACGTTAGACAGCCGGGAAGACGTGGACTTTATGTTCCAGCTCAAACAGCCCGTAGAGGTCAGAAACAACGATAAACTGATCGGCGTGTACTACATCGACAGCCACACCAGACAGGCGCAGAACCTGTACACAATCGACTGTCAGGACGCTTTTGGAGTGCTGGATGACAGCCCGTTCCCTGGCGGCGTGTACAATACGAAATCTGCGAAATCTCTACTGGAAGAGATCGTGAATGGACAGTTTTCCATCGAGTATGACTCGGACGTAGAGGACACGGCTTTGACAGGGGTTATTACATCCGGAACTATCCGGACGGCTATACAGCAGGTGCTATTTGCGTGGGGCGTGTGCGCGTCAACTGATGGGCGGGACGGCATCCGAGTATTTAATTTGCCGGGGACTCCTGACGCCATCACAGAGGATTATACGTTTACCGGAGTCACCGTGGACACCAGCGCACTCGTGACAGAGGTTAGAGTGACCGCCCATGTATATACTCAGGCCGAAAACAGAGGCGTGGAGATCAACGGTGTCAAATACGACGATTCCAAAACAGTTTACACCATTACTAACCCGGATGTAATTGCCACCGATAAGCAAAATGTTATTGAGGTTGCGGACGCCACGCTGGTTTCGCCGGATATCGGGCAAGCAACGGCACAGAGGGTATATGACTACTATGCAAAACGGATTACCACCAATGCGAAGATCGTTTGGACAGGAGAGCTATTAGGCGATTGCGTGACGCTTCCGACCGCATGGGGGACCACTAATGCCGGGAATCTCCGCCGCATGGAAGTCAAGCTGTCAAATACCGTTGTGGCGACTGTGGCATCCCTTGGAGGCTAGTATGGGTATTATCGACACTTTGATAACAGACCGCACACAATCCGACGTGACTCGCTGGCGTACTCTGCATGATAAAGGCTGGGCTGGAATGACCGCCGACGAAAAAACGGAATGGTCTGCCGGAATGAAAGGAGCATACAACGCAACGGACCTGAACAGAGTTGGAGAAGCGATTAAATATATCGCTGATTTGTTCGGCGGGTTTGGATTTCCGATGGTGATTACTCCTAAGACTGACTGGACTATCAATGATATCCCGACTAGCCAGGATTTGGAGGGCTACCTTTCCAACGTGGCGGCAATCCGCTCCATGATGTCCAATATTCCCGTTTATCCCTCCGGTTGGCAGGCTCCGCCGGAAAGCCCTGAAACCATACAACATCTCACCTATGAGCAGGCAAATGACATCGAGCGGATATTGACCGATATCAACGATTTGTTGGTATGGGTCAGCAACAATCTTCTGTGGTTGTTCGCTGGTGACGTTTACGCTGGCGAATGGTAAGGAGGCAACATGCAAGACAGAATCCCTACTTATCCGGGGCGGGTTAAACTTACTCCTGTTTCCGGTCAAGAAGACACATACGACCTTGTAAGGGCAGACGAGCCGTCACAGGTTGGAACGCCCCTCAGCACGGCTACGCTGTTTAAGCCGGAGACGGAGGCAATATTTTTTGGGAACACAGCAAACCGCACCGTTAACGACGCCCTATATCTGATTGGCACCACCTTTACGGCAGCTCAAATCCAAGTAACCTACAACGGAGGTGGTAACTGATGGCGCAGACACTTGGCAGCGTGGCGGTGGGGAGCATCGTCAAGATCGACGAGAACGGGAGCCCGGTAAACTACATCGTGGTGCATATCGGGAACCCGGATGTAAGGCTGTATGGTAGTGCCTGTGACGGCGCGTGGTTGCTGCGGCAGGATATTGTGGAGAACGTCCAGTGGAACAGCACCAATGCAAACACACTTGCAGGCTCCACAATTATGTCTACGATGGCTGGGTATCTGGGAAGGTATGAAAGCCACATCCAGTCTGCCATCAAGACAGTGAAAATCCCATACCATCCAGGAAATGGAGAACCTTACTGGAACATCAAAAGTGGAGAAAATGGTTTGGAGTGCAAGCTGTTTCCTCTCTGTGGATATGAGGTCGGCCTGTCTGACCCAAGCGGAATTATGCCCGCAGACGGCGCGAAGCTGGATTACTTCAAGAGTGAACTTGACACGGAAGCCAATAGCAAGCGGATTGCTAAACTGAATGGAGCCGCGGCTGCTTGGTGGCTTCGCTCTCCAGTTTCTTTGAGCACAGACGGGAAGTTTTACATCTTGCCCGATGGCAGCTTGGGCAGCACTACGGTAAACCCCTCTTATGGCGCCCTACCTGCCATGATTATGGACCCTACCATCCTGGTTTCAGACGATGGAACCGTTGGCGTTCCGGCGTCCCCCACTGCCCTGACTGTGCCGATTCAGGCCATGCAGGGCAACCAGATTTCCGTCTCCTGGAGCGCAGTAGACGGCGCTGACGGCTATATCCTGGAGCGCAAGGCGGACACCGATGCTGACTGGGTGCAAGTGTATTCCGGAGCGAACACGAGCTTTGAGGAAACGGTGGGCACCTGGACGAGCGTACAGTACCGCGTCAAATCTCTCGCAAACGGGAAATATGGCGATTATACAACGAGCACATCTGTTTCCGTAGTCCCTCTTTCTGCCCTGGTAATTTCCGGTTCTGACGGCAGCTTGGGCACTCTCACAAATGATGTGCAGTATATGGTGTCCTCCAGCGGAACCAGTGCTTTGACGGTTACAGAAACCATCAACGGCGTCAACACTCAGACATACACGGCCACCAACGGAGCCGACAACAAGATTTCGGTGGTGGACTTGCCCACGGGCACGGGCACTATCAAGATTACGGCATCCACCAATCCCGGCAGCGGTGTGGTGACGGTGACGCGGGAGTGGACGTACACCAAGGCGGCCATCACCTTTCCGGATGCCGGGAGCGTGGCGGACCTGACCCAGCAGGGCAAGACCATTTGGGCCAAGACCATTGCCGAGGCGGTGAGAACACCCGGTATTTGGGGCGGCAATTTGGGGCTGGCACTGAGCAAGCTGGCGAAGAGCGTGCTGTATAACCAGACCAGTCATCCGAAATATTCGGAGGTCACGGTCAATCTGGCGACGGCCACCGTGGGCCAGGAAGTCAATCTCCCTTACAACGGCACCATGGTGCCGCATATTGTGGTGCATATCGGGAACCCCAATCCATCTCTGTACGACGCTTCCTGTGACGGTGCGTGGCTGCTGAGAAAAGACATCGTAGAGAACGGTGTGTGGAACAGCTCCGGCGTGAACACCCTCCCCAACAGCACCATCATGCAGACCATGGCCGGGTATGTCGCCAACTATGCAAGTAATGTTCAGGTAGCCATAAAAAATGTGAGAATCCCGTACTGCGTGGGAAACGGTTCTGGCACGATAAATTCTGGGACAAATGGGCTGGAATGCAAAGTGTTCCCGTTAGGTGGATATGAGTTAGGTTTGACAACAAGTGATAATTCAGGCATTCCGATTGATGGAGCAAGACTATCTTATTTTGAAGAAGGTGGGATAGGGACAAGCGGCGCAAAAAAAAGAATTGCTTATTTGAACGGAGTTGCGTTTGGCTATTTTACAAGAAGCCCAGGGACAGGAACAAGTAAAAATGTGTTAAAAATTGAAGGGTCCTATGGCACTAATGCATTTGTTGCGTCAGATAAGAATGATGGAATCCGTCCAGCTTTCATCATGCCGACAACCTTCGTCGCTACCTACTATGTCGACCATCAGGGAGTTATCCACGATGAACAAGAATACGTTGATGCTGGAACGTTTGAAGACGTTTTTGGCGACACTATCCCAATGGTGAGTATTGAGACTGGGAACTATGTTGGGACGGGCGTAATTGGCGAAAATAGCCCATCGTCCTTGACATTTATTGGAACTCCTGTTTTCTTGTTAATTTCTACGGCCGGAACACATGGTTTTGGCATTTTCAACTGCCTCGCGTTAAAAAATACGTTTTCACTGTTCGGCTATGTCTATATGAATAGCAGTAATACCCTGCAATCCAGCGCGGCTGCGGGGGCAAAATTAGAAGGAAAGACAGTTAGTTGGTATGGAAATGATGCAAACCCTTATGTGCAACTAAACGAAAGCGGAGTCACATACTACTATGCCGCTTTTACAATTCCGGGAGGTGCCACATGAGATATATCCAACCGAACCCCAACCCCTCCGGGGCCTACCCGGCCCCGCAGAGCAATCCCTTTCCCGGCGCAATCCCACTGACGGATGAACAGGCGGAGACGGTGGTGGATTACAACGGCTTTGTTACCATCACCAGCCATGAGGAGGAGTACGAGGAGGGCTTTTTCCGGACGGTCTACACCGTGGAGCCGAACACCGAAGCCTGGGAAGAGTGGAAGGAATCTCTGCCGCCGGAGCCGGAGCCGGAACCTGAACCGGAGTATGTGACCTATGCGGAGCTTGCGAAAGCAATCAGAGAGGGCGTGAACGAAGTATGACGGACAAGCAGTTTGTACTTACCACCATGCGAGATACCGGGCTTGCGAGGGCACAGACCCTCCAGGCCCAGGCTTCGGACATGACGGGGGCGGAGCTGTATGCCTCCGAGGACTACATCCCCAGCTTTACGGCGGCCTGTGACGCCATGAACATGCTGGAACGCAAGGCGGGCTTTGTCTGCCGGTCCACGGCGGGCAGGGTAGTGCGGCTCCTCCAGCCCTATGACAGCGCCATTTACACGGACGAGCCGGAGAAACTGGAGGCCCAGTGGGGCTTTGCATGGTCCACGGACCCGGACAAGGCCCTGCCGTTTCTCGCACTGTCCACCAGCCCGTACATGACCGGGGACTGCTGCACCTATGAGGGCCACGTCTGGCGGAGCGGTCAGGACAACAACGTGTGGGCACCAGGCACGGTAAATGTCAAGTGGGAGGATTTAGGGGAGGTGTCCAATGGCTGACGAGAAGTGCATCCTGGACCCGCAGAGGGATTGCCTGGGGCTTGCCAAAGCGAACATGCTGGAAAAGCAGATGTCGGAATGGCGGGAGGCATCCCGCAGCACCCACAAAGAACTCTTTGACCGGATGCGGGAACTGGAAAAGGCGGAGGCCGCCCGAAATGAGCAGTACGACAATATCATGGAGAAGCTGGACCGGCTGATCGCATGGCAGGAGGTCGAGCAGGCCAAGCCGAAAAAGCGGTGGGAAGCTATCGTGGACAAGTCCGTGTGGGCGATTCTGGCGGCTGTGATTGCGTTTATTTTGGCCCGCATTGGGCTGTAATTTGAAAGGAGCTTACTTATGACTACCAACGAAATTCTGAACAAGTACACCACTGGCGAAATGACCCTGCCCGAGGCGAATGAGGCGCTGAGGGAGGCGGAGGCGGGCTTTACCCTGGACCCCAACCGCAATGTCATCACTCAGGAGGAGTTCGTGGCGACCACGGCAGGGGAGACTCCCGATACCGTCAACGGCTACGGCCTGATGGACCACGGAGTAGGCTGCCTGGAGAAGGTTCATGTGGTGAACGGCAAGACCGTGGATGTGAACATGGGCGCCGAGACCGCCTTCGTCTACATCGCCGGGAAGAAGTACGAGCTGAAGGGCGATACCCTGGTGGAGCCGGAGGGCTGATATGGAAACATTGAAGAAGAGGCTGGCAAATCTGCTGGCGGTCAAGAGCATCGTAACCATCACCCTGACGGCCGTATTTGCCTATCTGACCTGCACCGGCGGCGTGACAGCAGAGCAGTTCTTGACGGTGTTCACCGTGGTGATCGCCTTCTATTTCGGGACGCAGGCGGAGAAGAAAGCGCAGGCGGACAATGGCAACAGTACGGGAACTCCTTGACATCGCCCGTGGAGAGCTGGGGTACAAAGAGACCCCAGCCAACTCCAACCGGACGAAATACGGCGCATGGTACGGCCTGGACGGCCAGCCCTGGTGCGTGATGTTTGTGGAGTGGGTCTTTGCCCAGGCGGGTGTCAAGCTGCCTATTGAGACGGCCTCCTGCACCATCCTGATGAACGCCGCCAAGTCCGCCGGAAACTGGGTGACATCCAACTACCAGCCCGGAGACGCGGTGATCTACGACTGGGGCGGGGACAAGCGCCCGGACCACTGCGGCATCGTGGAGGCGGTGGGCGGCAGCTCCATCACCGCCATCGAGGGCAATACCGCCATTGGCAACGACAGCGACGGGGGAGAGGTCATGCGCCGGACCCGGACGCTGGGGCAGATTTTGGGGGCTGTACGGCCCGCCTATGACAAGGAGGTCACTATGGACAATACACCGTCTCCCGCCCACAAGGAGGGCGTGGAATGGGCCGTAAAGAACGGCATCCTGACGGGCAACAGCGAGGGGGACCTGATGCTCTCCCAGCCTGTCACCCGGCAGCAGATGTGCACGATGCTGTACCGAATGTGGAAGCTGATGGAATAACAGGAAAGAAGGACGTGAGACTGTGAGCGCAAGAGTGAAACTGCCTGACCCACTGGACAAGCTTTTGCGCTCTCAGCTTGAGAGAGCCATCTATGAAGCCGCCTTACACGAGGATGACGAATTTATAGCGAAACGGCGCATCATTGATAAGGTAGACCAAATCGAAGTTGCCACCGATCTCGGTTGGTATCGCGGTGCTGTCAGCACTCATGAAAAGTACATCTTTCAACGGGTTGCCGATGTAGCAAAGCAGCTCTATCCAAACTCAGCATAAATCAAGCATAAGTCTTACATAACCCCGACTGGGACCATCCCCAGCCGGGGATTTTTTGTGAGAAAATTTAAGCATGGAGGACGTAAGGAACAAGGGCTGGTACACGTCGCCGCCCTCCTTGCGGCCTCCT